CCCGTGACGGGTTCCGCTCCGCCGTCCGCAACAAGCGCCGCTTCGTCCGTGACGAGGACATGGAAGGCCAAGTCTTCACGGGCCGCGAGGCCGCCGCGAAGGGTCTGGTCACCGGTATCGTCCCGAACCTCAAGTCCGCCCTCGCATCATTCTGATGTCAGTCCGCGTCCCAGACTATGTTTCCGAAGCCGCACGGCGCGGCCTTGAATGGCACGCCGAAGGCAAGTCCGGCGACGGGGTTACCGAACAGACGATCAGCGAGGCCCGCGACATGGTGGCCGGCGAAGTCTCCGACGACAAGGTGCGCCGCATGGGGCCTTGGTTCCAGCGCCACCGCGGCGACATGGACGCCCCCAAGAACAACCCCGACAACAAGGAATTCCCCGGAGCGGGCGCCGTTGCCTGGGCTTTGTGGGGTGGCCCTACCTCGGGCGACATCATGCGGACGGCCAAGTGGGCGGAGGAAGAAGCGGCCCGCCTCGACCGCGAAGACGAAGACGACGACAACGGCGATGAGGATGACCGTTCCGCGTCCGCCAAGTTGCCCGCTTCCGCAATCTTTAAGACCATGACCATCGAAGAAAAACTCGCCGCCGCCGAAGCCCTCGTCGCTTCCGCCTCTGCCGAACGTGACGACCTCCGCGCCACCGTGGAGAAGCTGACCGTCGGCGCCACCGCCGAACTCGAAGCCGTCAAGGTCGAGGCCTCCGCCCACGCCGCAAAGGTGCAGGAACTGGAAGGCCTCCTCGCCGCTTCCGCCAAGCAGGTCGAAGAGCTGAGCGTTAAGGTCGCCGAACTGTCGGCCGTCCAGGTCAGCGCTTCCGCCGAAGCCGCCACCATCGTCGCCAAGGTCGGCGTCGCCCCCATCGACCTTCCCCAAGGCGACAGCCCGGTGCGCGCCTCCGACAAGGAGATCGCCCAGCAGTACGCCGCCATGCCGGCCGGCGCCGAGCGTCTCGCCTTCCTCAAGAAGAACCGCTCCGCCATCTTCAACGGCAACAAGTAATTTCCCCCTCACCCTAACTTCATCCTAACCTAATATGTCCAACACCATCGCAGCCCAGCTCATCGTCGATACGCTGGCCGAACAGTCCAAGACCGTTCTCGCCAACCGCCTCGCCGCCCTGTCCCACTTCGCCTCCGACTTCTCGGGCGACGTCAAGAAGCCGAACGACACCATCCAGGTCGCCATCGCTTCCGCCACCGCGGCCACCCAGGTCAACCCCACGTCGTTCAACAACGTCGGCGGCACGACCCTCTCGGCCACCTCGGTCTCCCTCGACCACGTCTACCAGCCCTTCGGCCTGGAGTACTCCGACATCCAGAACGCCATCCGCCTCGAGCGCCTGGTGAAGATCAACCTCGACGCCCTCGCCGACAAGATCTGGGCTCTCGCCACCGCCCCCATCACCGTCGCCAACTTCGGCGCCGCCACCGTGACCGCCGCTGACTCGGCCGTCACCCCCGGCTCCGCTCAGCTCAAGGCTCTCTGGGCCGGCGTCAGCAAGGCCGGTCGCAAGGCGCTCATCGTGAACCCTGGCATCTACAGCCAGCTCATCCCGACCAGCACGACCTCCCTGCCCCTCTCCGAAGGTGCCTACGGTTTCGACGGCGGCGTCTACTACGCTTCCGCCTTCCCGTCCGAGACCAAGCTCGCGGGCTTCGCGTGCTCCAGCGACGCCATCGCCATGGCCGCTGCCGCCCCCTCCCTCGACCACGTCCGCGACGGTATGCTCGTCTCGGAAGTCGTGACCCTCGAGAACCTCGGCCTGAACATCTACTACAACGTCTGGGCCGACAAGAGCACCCGCTCCCTCGTCGCCTCGGCTGAACTGATGTTCGGCGCGAACAAGGCGGTCACCGGCGGCACGATCGCCTCGGTCTACAACCCGTAATCGCCGGGGCTTAAAGCCCCTCGAACGAGACCCCCAGCGATGGGGGTCTTTTTTTTGCCCGACTCCGCAGATTTATGAGCCTATACGGTAAAGAGTTTCTGGACGATGCGAAGGAGATGGTCGCCGACTTCGGAGTCCCCGGCTCGACCGCCGGCGGGGCCATTACATTCCAATGCCTCATCTCCGACCCGGCCTATACCACCGCGCTCGAAGCAGGGGGGTATTGTGAGCGAACCCAGTACTCGGTCAGGCTCCCCGCCGTAACGGCCTCCTGGAGCCTCCCAGATGGGTCTATTGGGGCATCGGCGGCCACCCTTAGCGGAGGCGTCCCCATCCCCTCCCTCGGCATCGGCAAGAAACTGACGGTCGGAGGGAAGGTCGTCCGCATCACCAGCCAGACCCATAAGACCGCCTCGGCTTGGATCACGCTGGTCGTCATCGACGACAGCCAATGAACCCCCCTAACCTCCCAGGGGAGGGAATCACCCCGAAGAGTTACGAGCAATTCATGGCAGCCTTGACGGAATTCCACGTCAATTCCAACCAAGGCCTGACCGACGTGTTCCTGGAGCAAGCCGCCCTGATGTGCCGCGACTCCATGGTGCTCACCCCTCCCATCGTGAAGTCCGGCGGGCAGGGTCTGAGCAAGGACGCGAAGAAGGTCGGCGAGCTCGCGATCATGGGCGACGTCCATTCGGTCGTCGTCGGCGAGCGGTCTGGGTCTACCAACGGCCGCCGCGGCCGCCTGTTCCGCAAGCTCGGCAGCGCGTCCCTTCAGAATAACTTTTCCCGCTTCTGGAAACTGGCAGGGGACAACCCCGACCTGATGGCCGGCAACAAGCTTTACGAGCGTATGTTCACCGGCCCAGGCTACGGGACGGAAAAGGGGTTCAAGAGGCTTAAGAATTACTTTGACCGCATCGGCTCAATGGAGGCCTCCAACGTCTTCAACCGCCCGGTCATCGACAGCGAGGCAGGGGTGAAGGAAGTCCACATGAAATTCCGCGACAAATTCGGCGGACGCATCAAGCGTAACGGCGGCCCTGGCATCAACTTCTGGGAACGCTTCGAGGCCAAGGACGGAGTCCTGAAGGCCTACATCAAGCGCCGATGGCAGTCCGTCGGCCGCATCAAGGCCGGTTGGGTGGATACCCTTAACAAACTTCCGAAGCCTAAATTCGGCGGAGTTGAAAAGAACGCTGGTCGGTCAGGCATCAACCAATGGATCAAGCGCCACGCCCAGACCACGGGATACGTCAACATCAGCCGCCAACAGGCCGAGGTGTTCGCCCTCGGGCTGACGTTCGGGAACCGCAACGGGGACGTTGACAATATTGCGACCGATACGGACGTGAAGAACCTCGTCTACGGCAACCGCGTCAAACAGATGCCGGCCATGCTCGCCAATATCCTCGAGAAACAAGCCAAGAAATTTAACCGCAAATAACCAATGGGAACCAAGTCTCCGCGCCATATCATCGAGGCCGTCCTCGATACCTACCTCACCGCCGAATCCGGGCTCGCCGGCGTGGCGGTCTACACGGGCGACAACGCCGAGATCAACGTGCTCCCCAAGTGCGTCGTCCTCTGCGATGCGGCCCGCACCCCGCCCGAGCTGCCCGAAGGCGCCGGGAACTTCTACTGCTCCATCCGCCTGACCATCTTCTCCAATGCGGACGACACCACCCTGACCGACCACCGCGCCCGCTGTGCCGCCGTGGCAGGGGCGATGCAGGACGTGGCCGCCATCAAAGCCGCCTTCGTGGCCGGCGGTGACGCGGTCTGCTATGACGTCATCCCCGAGTCCGAAGACGAAGGCCGCGACGAGCGCTCCTGGGCGACCGTCCTTTCCTACAATGTCCCGGTGGTCGTCAACCCCCAGGCCTGAGGGTTGCCCGTTCCCGCAGATTTAAACCACCATGGCAGCCATTCTCGAAGGAACTTCCTGTATCTACGGCATCAACGGAACCGTCACGAATCTGTTTGTGCAGTCCTTCTCGGTCAACTCGGGCTTCAATAACGAAGACACCGTGCAGAACGAGGCCGGCCTTACGGTGACCCACCGCCTGGACGATCGCAAGACGACCATCAGCATCGACGGCATCTGCAAGACCGGCTCGGCTCCTGTGCTCGGCGCGACCCTTTCCTTCACGACTAACACCGCGTCTTCCTACGCAGGCGGCACCGCTGGCACGGCCTTCATCGGAGTCGTGACTTCTGTGTCGGAGAAGGCCGCGAATAAGGGCTTCACCAGCCTCACGGTCGAGGCGGTCTGTTACGAAGCCATCACTGCCTAATTGACTTGGCCCCTTCGGGGGCGAGTCTGTTGGGGTGGACGGAAGATTTCTCAAGGCCTTCACCGACCCGGCCAGGGTCTCTTTCCTCGGAAGGCTGGTCTACCCTTTCTGCCTGAAGTATCGCGTCAGGCTGCTCGCCATCGAGTCGCCTTTCGTGACCGACGGGAAGAAGGTAACCCCGTTGGACTTGATGGTCGCCATCAAGATCTGCGCCGAAGAGCCGCTTGGCCCTCTTGGCTGGAAGGATAAACTAATCGTCCTGCGCATGGAGCGTAGGCCTTCCTTGTTTATCATGGATGTCGAAAGGTTCGTGGCCTATGTTCAGGCCGCGGCGTGGCCGAAATTCTGGTCGAAGAATACGGCGACCAAAGGGGAAGCTCAGGACGCCGGCATCCCTTGGCCGCTGGCCGTGGTGACTTCCCTGGTCAAGTCAGGCTGGGACGAGAAGCGCGCCTGGGAAATGCCCGAGTGCCAGGCGGTCTGGTATAGCACCGCCATCTCGGCAGCCGCCGGGTCGGAATCAAAGATTCTGACGACCGATGAGGAGGCCTTCCTAGACAAGCTCGAAGAGCAGGAAAGGGTTGCCAAGGCCGCAGAGGTAAAGACCCCCGAATCTAATGGCCCAGAAACTTGAATACGAAATCAAAGGAAAGTCCGACGTCGAGCAGGTGACGAACCGGGCGAAGAACTCCGTCGACAGTTTAGGGGCCTCGTTCAAGAAGGCCGGCGAGGAGATTTCTGGAAGGTTCGCCAAGATGTTCTCGGTAGTGACCCTTTTTGATAAGGCTGTAGGGTTTGTGTCCGATACTTTCAGGGAATTCGGACAGATCGCCGACCAGGTCGATAGGTCTGGTATTTCCTCCGATCAGTTTCAGCGCCTTGCTTATGCGGCCCAGCAGTCCGGCGTTTCCGTATCGTCCTTGGCTAAGGCCACCCGTCAACTGCGCGTCGACATGGCGGAGGCCGCCGCAGGAAACCAGAAGCAACTCGAATTGTTCAAGGCCATCGGCCTGAGCATGGAGCAGATTAAGACAGGCGATGCAGTATCAGCCTTCCTTGCCATCTCCGCATCCCTGTCTGACTCGGCTTCAGATTCCGACAGGCTGCTCATCGCGACTACCTTCTTCGGGGATAAAATCGGAAACGACATCCTCCCCCTTCTCGGAGAGTTTAGGAAACTTCAAAAGGACATCGCTGACGCACCTGTCGTCGATGACAAGACGCTCAAGAAGATCGCCGAGTATGACGATAAGATGAGCGCCCTAATCCTCAAGGGGAAGGTGTTGCTGACCACGTTAATTAAAATCAACGAATTCCTTAACCCTGGCCCCTACGGAACCGACCCTAATACCGGGAAGCCTATCCCCCCATGGAAGGTTAAGGAAATGGAAGAGGCCAAGAAGAAAGAAGAAGCCGTAGCGGCTGATAAGAAGGTCAAGGGTACTTCGTCCCCAATCATTGAGGCCATCCAGAAACAAGCCGCCAAGGAGAAGAAACCCGAGAAGACCGAGAAAGAAAAGGCCGCCAACCTCAAGGAGACTTCGGCCACCTCCGTCTCCGGCAACGTCATCGGCGTCGGCCAGAACCCTGTCATCTCCGCCATGCATGAGCAGATTGAGCTGGCGAAACAGCAACGCGATTACCTCGCGATCATCGCGGCCAAGGGTCAGCCCGCCGGCTCTCCTGGCGACATCACAAATAAGGGCGCCACGCCCGTCACCCCAGCCACCGGGAATAAATAACAAATCGAACCACCATGTCCCTCGTCAAAACGGGAAACCCCCTAACCTCTAAAGTCCTCCAGCCTGGTAGCACCTATACCACGGACGGCTACGGACTGATTACCTCCCGCACGAGCTACGCGCTGGACAAGGCCGTGCTGATCTTCAACGCCGTCAAGGGCGGTGACGTTCATCCCGACTATACCGACCTGTTCGTGCATAGCCTTTCGTTCACGTCTGGCCCGCTGAACGTCAACATCGTCGAGGCGAACTACGTCGGCGTGAACACCCTCGAGACCACGGGCGGCCGTACTCGTCCGAACGTGACCGCCTCCAACGGCCTCACCTCGGAGCACATCACGACCCACCCCAACTTCTTCGGCCCTGTTGCCGGCTACGCCACGGCCATCGCAGGCGACGGCGTAACCTTCACGGCCTCGACCATCGACCCCAGGTATAAGGTCGGCGGCGTGAACGGCGCCCACTTCAACGGGACGGCCACTAACGCCGGCAACTTCGTAGGCTTCCTCGATTCCAGCACCGGGCAGAAGCAATACTTCTACGGCAAGAACCAGTATCTCGCCCCGACGACCTCCTTCTCCGGGCATATCTACACGACCAACTCTGGCGACTGCGGCAACCTCCGCGACAGGGTCGGCAAGACAAGCACGACCAACCAATTCGCCGGCATCAAGCTTCTCCCCGATCACCTCGGGACGGTGTTCACGGTGTCCACGAAGGCCGGCACGCTCCCGACCATCATGCTCTCGCAGGTCAACTTCGAGGATTACTGCGTCACCCCGGGAGGCACGCCCAAGATTTTCAAGGTTAACTACGAGATTCGTTTCAACCGCGAAGGCTACCCGCCCGAAGTCTACGCCAGCGCATGAGCAAGATTCAGCCAGGTAACGGGTACGGCTTCACGTCCAGCGGGTACGGCTTCAGCATCAACACGGAGCCGCCGTTCAACGTCCAAGCCCTTGCGGAGTGGACGCAATTCAAAGTCTACGACAATTCGGTCGGCAGCAATACGGCGGTCAGCGTCCTGCCCGGTACGGTCAACGGAGTCGTCCCTAAGATTTCCTCGGTCTACATCGACGCCGACACGCCTCCTAAGATCAGCGTAACCCAGAACGGGACGGTCTACCTGACTGTGACGCGCGCCTCAGGCGAGGCCTTCCCGAAGACTGTCGAGATTAACTTCGCCCCCACCGTTCCGGCCGACACTACCAATGTCGGCAACTTCGCTCTGGCCTCGGTCATCAAGAACGGGAACGAGCTGAAGATTTCCCAATTCGTCACGAACTCCCTCATCGTCTCGCGCACGGGATACGGGGCGAGCGACGCAATCTTCTACTGGTTCCGTGTCTAACGTCTGGCCCAACGGTTGCATTCCCGCCAGCGGAACCGAACCGCCTGTCTGGACTGAGACGGGCTCGCAGCCGACCTTCGTCCAATACAATAACGTAGCATACGAGAAGACCGACAGGTACTCGATGGTGCCTGGAGGAACGACCAGGGGAAAGCCCAACGCCGAGGAATATAACGGAGTAAGGACTTGGCGGCCTGTCCCTGACAGCCAGCCGAACGGCGGGTATCGTTACTACTGGATCCATAGCCACGACACCATCCGCCAGTACGCGGCATACTCCCCTGACAACGCATTCCCTTCCGTCGTGGAAGAGCAGCCTGTCTTCCAGGAGACGAAGGAAGACTATTTCCGATTCAGCGATAGCACGGGAGGCATCACGGAAACCACCCCTGTATCTGCCAACCTATTCTCGAACAGCGCGCTCCCTCTTAGCCGGCGCATCGTGGCCGAACGCCCATACCCTATCGGCATCGTCGGCGACCGAACCCCGACTGGGACGTTCGACATCTGGGTCGATTATCTGCCCATCATCTACCCTCCTGACCAGCCTCGCGGATTCATCGGCCCAATCACCGGCTGGGCTGGGCCTCCCCCT